CTTCGAATAGCAGCCGATCTTCAGAAACACAGGATCTCGACGGGCACAATCGCGATGGCCTGATCGCCGAGTACGCCCTCGTCAGTCTGTAGCTTGCCGGCTATATAGGCGTGCTGAACCATTTCAGGCAGCCCAAGGTTCTGGATCCCAGTTGTCGGTGACGGTGCGAGCGCGGCTTCGAGCGAGTCGAGCAGCGGGTTCAAAATCGCTGCTGGCGCCAGATAGGGGTCGCTTGAATGGGCGTATACGTAAAATTCGACATAGAGTGTCCACACGATCGGTGCGCCAAGCTTTTTTATTGCGGCTTGGCCTCCTTTTTCGCTCATGAACAACGCCGGCTGCTCCGCCGGAGCAACGTCCGCCCAATGTCGTAGTCGCCGATTTGTACTGGTGAACTGCGCCGCACTGGCGCCGAGCTCCCATAATGCGGCGTATATCGTTTCACGAACTATCATCGATCGATTTCGAATACCAAGCCGCGGCGATCCACTGCTGCGATGCCTGTTGATAAAGCGACACCTGTCGCTTCTGATGTCGAGGATAAGTAAGTAAAGATTATATGCCGAACGATCATCATCTCGATAGTGCCTCGCGCAATGCCGCTTCCACCTCATCGCGTATCGCAGGATCCATATCTTCCAGTGCCGAGCTCAAAAAAGAGGGCTTCGGAATGTCTATCCCGCGGCAATCTGACCGTACATTGATCGCCTTCCTATGCCTCGGGCGTGCGAACGCCTTTGTGATACGGCGTAGCTTCGCTCCGACGCCAACCGCGCCATATCCGTGAGCGTGGGCATATTCGCCGTCGCTGGAAACCGTTGCTGCAATCCTGTCGTCGCTCTGATCGAGTTGCAGACTTGTGCTGGATCCGAGCGATCCCGAGCGGCCAGCGAGGGTTTGGCCAGTGAGCTCACGCTCCTGGATCTTGCGCTGCAGTTCGATCCCCAGCGTGGTCATCGCACGGGCGAGCCCCGAAGCGGCCAGATCCGGAGTGGCGCGCAGCCAGGCCAGCACTGCGTCGTCGCCAACAAGACGGGCAACAATCATAGGACCCCGGATATTATCGTGGGATCGGTGGTGCTTACCACCGATGCTTGTTGAATTGGGGCGATCGGCGCAACCAGACGATATTGTTGCAGCAGCGTTTTGACCGCATCGCTCATATCTTTTTGCGCATACGCGACGGTCTCTGCGCCGCCGAGAGATCTCGATACCTCGCCGATGCGTGTACGCTCCCGGTAGCGCAGCGCGACAAGCTCAATGCACGCCTGCGCGACTTCGGGCGGAGTAGTCGAATACCCGGCCGTATACGCAACAACAACGTTCTGGGCCCCGCGATTGAATCTGTAGCCGCGAACCGAGAGCTGTGTGGAACTGAACCGGTAGCCCGCTGCGTTGAACGGCGCCGCCGCAGGAACATCTAGACCGTCGATCGTCAAGGACAGCACTGCAGTGACCGGAAAGCACGCGAATTGCAGCCTGTGGCCTCCAGTTCCGTCGCGCACTTCAAGGAAATCGGCGGCCGCGATTTGGCGGTTCAGCCAGGTCTGGACATATTGACTTGCCGCCGTAACGAGCCGGGTAAGCAGCGCGTCGTCGCTTGGTGGAAAGGTGGCCTGCCCGGTTTGCAGCCACGCCTTAACGTCAGCGAGCGTCGTAAGATCCCCGAAGGCCACCGAATCAGCCCTTTTTTGAACGATTGCTCTGCGACGATTTCGCTCGACCCAACGCTATCATCGTCTCCTCAAATACGGGGACGAAGCCGTGCGCCAAGAGCTCGGAAGCGGCTTCGGCCGGCACGCGCACGTCCCCGTTCGAATCGCTGAGGAATTGGCGACCGGCATAGGAACATCCCGCGCCATCGTCGTGGTGCAGCGTAAGCACGCCGGCGGAAATCATATTGCCGCCGGTCTTTGCCAATACGAACCCCCCGATTGTCGTCAGGGGGCCGACCGCCTCCAGAGGCACTTGGATCAGGCCATCGTTATCGACCAAATACCGCGCTGTCCCGTGATTGGCCTCATCTTGGCTGAAAGCGGCGCGCAGCGGTATCGGGTCCGCGTCGAGCGAGACCCCCGGGCTTGACCCGGGGGCTGGCACGACAGACGCCTTCAAAGAAGGCGTCGAGATATCGAGCATTAGCGTTCACCCATTTGCGATATTGCTGATGACACCCATTGCAAAGGGAGCATAGACGGCCAGTACTTCCTCGGCATAAACGCCAACTTGGCGCTGGCGCGTGACGATCGGCCAATCGATCTGATAGTAGTCCTGCCGCGTCTTGATCTCGGCGACATTCGGCACCTCGTTCGACTGGTACTGAATGGGCAGGTTTTCCGCCCAACCGATGACCGTACCCGGCGGCACCTTCGGGTGAATTCGGATCGGAATGCGAAGGCCCCCATTCAGGGCAAAAGGATTGTAATAAAACTGAACGACTCCAGACGCGGTCAGTTGATACTCACCGTCGCTGCCGTCAGCGGGACTATCGTAGCGCAGCAGCGGACCCGAGGCGTTCGACAGTACCTTTGCCGTTATGTTCTTCAACTCTTGCGAGTTGACATAGAGAACCGTTGGCGACACCTGAAAATTGTCCCACATTTTCTGGAACATCGTGTCGATCTCGACGACCGAGCCGCGGCCGGATGCGGTCAGAGGCGTGCCAGTGCCTGCCGTGCCGGTCGGCATGACATTGACGTAGGCATTCGACCCCGGTTTCAACGCCGTCGTCAAAAGTCCGTCATAGGCGTAACTCGGGTTGGCGGAGTTGTCGCCAGTAATGGCGCTCTGCGGCTGGGTACCAGTGCCGAGCGGCGCAGATATGGCCAGACTGTTGATTGTCGTGATGGCCTGCAACACCTCGCTGCCGCTCGTTGTCGACACATACCAAGCATAAGCGACGGCGCCCTGAACCGGGTTGACTGAGCAGAACAGCGTCTGACCGAGCACTACCGCCTGGCTTGCCTCGGCGCTGATGTTCGACGAGCCGCCAGACAACGTGAAGCTTTTGCCGTCGGCTCCGGTCACGGTCTTCGAGGTCGCGACACCGCCCAACACGCTGGTGTTCTGGTAGCCTTCGAGGGTCAGCGCTACAACCTTGACGAAATAAGTAGCAGCCGGCAGCGTTGCGCCGGCGCCTGAGGCCGATAGTGTCGGAGTAGAAGGCGTACTGAGCGTCAGTGAGGCGTTGCCCGCGAGGATCGCCATCTCCTCCTTCAGCATCATCTTTTGCAGGAGGCGGAAAGCCATCATGGCCTGGATGTCTTCAAAGGTCCGGCCAGCGGAAATTGCTTCGAAAGTTGCCGCGTCTTCCTCCCCGATTGTGACGAAAGCCGAGGTTTTGTTCGAGGTCGAATACGACATCTGGCCCGAACGTTGGCCTTCCGGCACCCACCCCATCGAATCGAAACCGGAGCCGATGATCGCGTTCACTTGCCGCCAATTTGTTGCGGAACCGACGCCACCGCCGACGCGTGGAACGATGTTCCTGAGTGGAGTGACAAATGGATAGAGGTTCTTCGCTGGCGCTTGTAGGTCAAAGGCCAATAAGCCGGTCGCAGTCGAAATCGATTTGGCCAAACGAAAATCCGGCTGTGCCAGGGCCCCTTTCATGAGCTCCAGCGATTCTTGAGTGATTGAGTTCATCAAACTCCTCCCAGAAAAGGGGGGCAATAAAAAGCCCGGCAAGGTACCGGGCTCGGCGACGGCCGTTGGGCCGGATGGTGTGTGTGCATGACAGTCAACGCCCTGAGCGAGTTACTCCCGGCGTCAGTCGACTGCAGATTTCAAGATTGATCTGCAGCTGAGCCGGCAATTCGCATAGGAGTCGCGTAGCTGGCCTTTATCAGCGTCAGCGTTTGTTCCTCCTTGCTCATCTTGGCGAGCGCGGCGGCGATCGTTTCCGGCGACAGCTCCGGGTCGCCGCTGCGGACATTTCTTTCGCGGTCCTGATGCTTCGATACTGAAACGGTGCCCTTGGCGATTGTCAAGGGCGGTAGTGGTGTCCGTGCAATCTCATCGACCCGCTTTGTCAGCCGCTCGATCATTGGAACAACCTCCCCCAGAACCTTCGCCAGTGCTATCTTTTCCGCGGGTTCATCGCCGAGGGGGTTCGCCAGGTCTGCGGCGCGCGTGTCCGTCTCGGACGTGAGCTGGGCCGATGGTTGCGGATCGTCGGCGCCCGTCGCGTCGCATCTGGCTCCGGCCGCAATCAGAAGATCATGCGACGCTTTGAAAAGCTCCATCGTCTCCTTTGAATGGCGCGCCCCCAGCTTCGCGGCTTTCTCGCAAACACGCCCGTCTGTCAACGCCTGGAGGCATCCATGAGCCAGATCCATCAGGCTCTGATGGGCACGGTCCCGTTTGCACAGCGCCTTGGCGATGACGCCGAGCACTTTCACAGTGTCGACCTCGGGGCTGTCGCCTACAGGACATTCCAGCCAAGCTGGCGAAGGGTCGCCATCTTCCATTCCTCCGGCGGTCCCGAGCGGGGCGGGCACGGCACCAGCTTTCTGCAGATAATCGCGTGCCAGCTCCATGTTGGCCTGCTCCACGACCGATAGTCCTCGCAATTTCAGGCATTGGTCGCACGCGAAATGGGCCGCATCCAGCAGCGCCTGGTCGCCCCGCGAGGGCTTGGCCTTCGCAATGGCGCCACCGGCGCGCTGCGGCATGTTGGGGCGGTCTTTCGGGCGAAGCGAAGCGACGCATTCAAGGTCGGACGCATCGGCCATGCCGAGCATCTCAGGCATTGCCGATCCAAGTGGCGAGCCGTCGCTTTCCGCATCGCCCGGGGTTTCACCGATTTCCTCGTTTGCCAAACCGCTGAGAAAATCACAAAGTTCAGTGATGATCGCCTGAAGCCGCGCCGGCTGCGGGGACTGATCGTTCTCGAGGGCCGCTTCCAGTTCCAGAGCATCCCTCACCCAGTCGAGCTCAGCAATCACACGGGCGATCTGACCGACATCACGCAGAGCCTTCTTTATAGGAGCCCGGGATGCCTTGTCTTTTCCATTATTAGCCGTTCTCGCCTTTGCGGGGGCAGTCGCCCGCCGGTCTGCCGCTAGTGCGGCGCTGCCCTCGAGGCATTTTAGCGCATCCACTTTGACCATATGACGGTGATCGGGAACAGCACATGCCCAAACCTGGATCGGGACCTTGAACGGTTGCGGTCCCGACGGGGCCTGTTCTGTGTCGGCGGATCCTTCTTGCCCGACAACCGGCTCTGCGACAGCAAGCGGAGCATCCGGCAGCATTGCCGCTTTCCAGCAGTCGAAAATAGCCTCCGGATTAGCCGGCCGGTCAACCAAAGAAATTTCGTTCAACACGAGACCGGTGATAGTTTTCGGGTTACCCACCTCTCGCTGCGTGACGCGCCCGCCAATGGAGAAGCCTCGATAGACCTGATTTCTTACCTTGGCCACCGCAACCGGGTCGACAACATGGGCGACAATGCGGGTAGTGCCGTCCTCGCAGACTTCGGCTTCAAGCGTCGATCCAGCGGCGGAAGGCTGGTGCATTTCTCTGAGAGCAGGGAACCGCATGTAGTCCGGGATCGCCGCACGAATGGCGTCTGCCCGGACAATCTCTCCCTGTTCGTCCAAAGCCTCGGATGTGGCGATTCCGTATACCCGCACGGTCCCGTCGTCCTGAGGCTCAATCTTCTGGATTGCGCCGTAAAGCCGCATAATTCGAACCCCAGTCAGATGTCGGAATTAGTTACAACCGGTCAAGAGAGGGCGGTGCCGTG